CGGTTTATTATAGCTGGTAGTGTATAAGCGTGGGTTCATCATATTTGGTGTGGTATCTTTAACTATGGGAAACTCCTTCGGTAGATTGCGTGATTGTGCTGCGGCCGACAAAAGTCCGAAGCCTTTACAGCCAGATGGTCGGGCGCGGCACGCGCCTTTCCCCGGGGAAAGATCACTTGCTTCTGCTCGATTTTCTGTGGCATACCGAACGCCACGAACTCTGCCACCCTGCTGCACTTGTCGCAGAATCGCCCGATGTAGCAAAGAAAATGACTGAAAACATTGAAGAAGCCGGCGCTGCTGTTGACATCATGGAAGCGGAAGAGCAAGCGGAATCCGACGTTGTGGCACAGCGCGAGGAATCTCTCGCCAAGCAGCTTGAAGAGATGAAGCGCCGGAAGCGCAAACTCGTTGACCCGCTGCAGTTTGAAATGTCGATTCAAGCGGAAGACCTGACCGGCTACGTCCCATCCTTTGGGTGGGAAATGGGTCCTGCGACAGATAAGCAGCGCTCGGCTTTAGAAAAGCTCGGCATTTTCCCGGACCAGATCGACAACGCCGGCAAGGCCACCATGCTGCTCGACCGACTGGATAAGCGCCGGAGTGCTGGCCTCACGACGCCAAAACAGATTCGTTTTCTTGAAGGCAGAGGCTTTCAGCACGTCGGGCAATGGCAGTTTGATGACGCCAGACGTATGATCGACAGAATCGCTGGGAACGGTTGGCGAATCCCGCATGACATTTCACCGGCGACATATGTTCCGCCGAAACAGGAGGTGTTCACGGCATGGCCGAGCGCGATCTGAATTTACTGGAATTATTGGAATACATCCCGGTCGCGGATCTCTCCTATCAGGAGTGGGTCAATGTCGGCATGGCATTGAAGCACGAAGGATACACCGCCGCGGACTGGGAAGCATGGAGCCGGAACGACAGCCGCTACCATCATGGCGAGTGCTTCCGTAAATGGGACAGCTTCCAGGGCGCTCTGACGCCGGTCACCGGCGGGACCATCGTGCAGATGGCCAAAGAGCGAGGCTGGTTGCCTCACTCGATGGGCGGCGCTGACGATTTCGAGCTAGATTGGAACAGCACCATCGGCGCCCGCGAGGGCGTTGTTGTGCCGGACACCGCATGGCTCGAAGGCCGCGAAGTAAAAGAACCAGATACCTGGAATCCTGTTGACCACATCATTCGATACCTAGAGACACTCTTCGAGGCAGGCGAAAATGTCGGCTATGTTACCCAGACATGGGAAAAGGACGGCAAGTACCTGCCGACAAAGGGCAGCTACGACCGCACCGCCGGACAGCTGATCGAGGAGCTGGCCAAGTGCGGTGGGGACGTTGGCGCTGTGCTCGGCGACTATAATCCCGCCGCTGGCGCGTGGATCCGTTTCAACCCGTTGGACGGGAGAGGCGTCAAGAACGAGAATGTGACCGACTTCCGCTATGCCCTCGTGGAATCCGACAGCATGGAGCTCGAGAAGCAGAACGCCATCATCCGCGAGCTGGAGCTTCCCGTCGCCTGCCTGGTGTTCTCCGGCGGAAAGTCTGTTCATGCAATCGTAAAGATCGAAGCGGCGACGTACGAAGAGTATCGGCGTCGCGTGGATTATCTCTATACTGTCCTGAAGAAAAACGGCTTTGACTGCGACACGCAAAACAAAAACCCGTCACGTCTTAGCCGGATGCCTGGCGTCCTGCGCGGAGATCACAAGCAGTTCCTCATGGACACCAACATCGGTAAAGAGAGCTTCCAGGAGTGGCGGGATTGGATCGAAAGTATCAACGACGATCTGCCGGACCCCGACAGTCTGGCAGCTGTATGGGATGATATGCCGGAGCTGTCCCCACCTCTGATTGACGGTATCCTCCGGCAGGGACATAAGATGCTGCTCGTTGGCCCAAGCAAGGCGGGCAAGAGTATCGCGCTGATCGAACTCTGCTGCGCTATCGCCGAAGGCCGGGAATGGCTCGGCTGGAAGTGCGCCCAAGGCCGCGTGCTGTATGTCAATCTGGAGCTGGATCGAGCGAGCTGCTTGCATCGCTTCCGGGACATTTACACCGCCCTCGGCTGGCGTCCGGAGCATCTGGACGGCATCGACATTTGGAATCTCCGCGGCAAATCAATTCCTATGGACAAGCTCGCGCCGAAGCTGATCCGCCGCGCTTCAAAGAAAAACTACATTGCTATCATCATCGATCCGATCTATAAGATCATTACCGGCGACGAGAACAGCGCCGATCAGATGGCCGCATTCTGCAACCAGTTTGACCGTGTGGCCACGGAGCTGGATGCAGCAGTGATTTACTGCCATCATCACTCAAAGGGCTCACAGGGCGGAAAACGCAGCATGGACCGTGCCAGCGGCTCCGGCGTCTTCGCCAGAGACCCCGACGCTCTGATCGACATGATCGAGCTGGAGCTCACCGACGCCGTGGAGAAGCAGGAGAAGAACAAAGAGGTCTGTGCAGCCCTCACCGATCTGCTCCGCCGCAACGTGCAGGGCTGGCAGGATCTCGTCAGTCAGGACGATGTGCTCAGCCGCTCCCGCATGGAGGATATCTGCAGCGCCAGGATCGCCGACAGCGGCCTTCTGGAGCGCACGATTGCCGCCGCCGAGCGGAAGGCTGCATCGCGGTCTGCGTGGCGTCTGGAGGGCACGATGCGCGAATTTCCGTCATTCCATCCTGTCAACGTGTGGTTTGACTATCCGCGTCACCTGCCGGATGAAACCGGCATCCTGAAAGACCTGACGTCTGACGCCGGCAGCACTGCAAAGGGCTCACCGTACAAGCGGAACCTCGTCAGGAAAAAGAGCGCCGAGGAAAGAAAAGCGGAGCGATCTGAAGCTCTGGAATTCGCTTTTGGTGCCTGTAACACTGGTGCCGGCGTAACGCTCTCCGACCTGTCTGAGTACCTCGGGATCACCGAGAAAAGCGTCCGAAGCAGGGTCAAAGAGCATACTGATTTTTACATTAAAGACGGCAAAGTCTGCCGTCGGTAGGGAAGGAAAAAAACGATAAAATTTCACTTCCTTCCTTGTTTCCCTCGGAGGGAAAAAAACGATAATTTATCGATATTTTCCCTCAAACCTGCTAGGGAAGAAAAAAACGATTGTTTATCGATATTTTCCCTCAGGGAAGAAAGCTACTTCCCTACGGGAAGTAATACGGGAAAGTTCCCTGACGGTCACGGGGGAAAGGAAGGCGGGCGGTAAGCTCACGCCCGCCGTCCTCCCTTCCCCTGTCCGTGACTGGAGGCGGAGCACATGAAAGGATGAAAAAAATGATTAAATTTTTCGTGCCTATGAAATTGCCGACGATCACTGCGCAGGAGCAGAAAATCGGCATTGCAAAAAACGGAAAGCCGTATAAGTACGATCCGTCGGAGCTGAAAGCAGCACGCGCACTGTTTCGCGATCATCTTGCGAAGTTCGCGCCTCAGGCGCCGTTTAATGGCCCTGTAAGGCTTGAAACGATCTGGTGCTATCCGTGTACTCCCGCACATCCAAAGCCAGAATGGAAAACAACCAAGCCGGATACAGACAATCTGGTGAAGATGCTCAAGGACGTCATGACGCAGCTTGGGTACTGGAACGACGACGCGCAGGTCACGATGGAGATCATCCAGAAGATTTGGGACACGCAATCCGGCCTGTATGTGGAAGTGGAGGAACTCACGTGAACGGCCGAGCAGACTGGCTGGAAGACCTCGCGGTCCACAACGCAGCAATGCCGGATGGCCTCAGCACATCCGAGCAGCTGCTTTTCCTAAAGTTCAGGCTGCTGTATCAGACGGCGGCTACCGGAAGTATTACGCCCGAACAGGGACGACGCGAGAAAATAGCGATCTTGGACAGATACCAGCAGGATTGCTTCAGCGAAAAATGCTGGCGTCATACGCTGAGGATGTGGAAAAACATCGAGGCTGCCGGCTGCGCGTACGCGCTTGATCGGACCATCGAAAATGCAAACAGTTTTTACGAAGCTGTCTACGAAGTAAAACCGAAGGGGGTGAAATAGTTGGACTGGAAACGAGAAGCAGCCGATGAGCTGCGCAACTACCAGAACCGGAAGCTTGCGATTACAAACATCAGCGAGCAAATCAAGGATCTGGCGATGGAGATCACGAGCATCCGCAGCGCTTCGGCGGATGGCAGTCCGGTCGCCGGCGGTTCAAACGGCCGGGACGATGCGCTCGTCAACAACATCCTGAAGCGAGAGCGGCTGGAAGAGGCACAGCGCTTGACAGAGAACCGCGTGCGGCGTGTGGACCGTGCCTTGAGTCAGCTCTCCGAGCAGGACCGCTGTGTGCTGCAGCGCTTTTATATCACGCCGTATATTGGCGGTATCGAGCGGCTGTGCCGCGAGCTCGCCATCGAGAAGCCAACGGTGTACCGCTGGAAAGACCGGGCGCTTCGGAATTTCACAATCATCATGTACGGAATCACAGAGAGCTGACAAAAAGATGAGAAAAAAATGAGACGATTTTTTCGGAGATCTGTGGTAAAGTGATATTGCGGAATTGCGCGGGGGCAGGTTCCGCAGTCATGAGGCACCTCTCTTCTTTTCTCCTTTCTTTTCTCCTTTGATTTTGAGCTCTCACGAAGCACCGGCCCGGTTTCGGGTTCCGGTGCTTTGTGCGTTTTGGTGATGTGTATGAATATGCGATTTATGGCTTACAAGCTGCAGTCCGCGTTGAGCCAGCGGGGCGAACACTACAAAATCAATCAGCTGCAATCGTATTCCGTGCGGCACGATCGTATGGTCACGAAGTATGTGGTCGAAAAGGCCGTGCCAGGCCAACCGCGCGGTGAACGTGTGTTGGAAACTTACAGCATGGCCGAAGTCGTAAAAACGCTGGCCAAAATCTACAGCGGGTGATCCCATGAAGCTTACGCCGAAGCAGAAGGCTTTCGCGGATTACTACATCGAACTAGGCAATGCAACCGAAGCCGCGCGAAGGGCTGGTTACTCAAAGAAGACGGCCGGAGCAATCGGAACGGAGAACCTGGGCAAACCAGCAATCAGGGGCTATATAGCGCAGCGCCAAGCGGAAATCGAATCCGACCGCACCGCATCCATGAAAGAAATTCTTGAATTGCGTACAGCAATTATGCGCGGTGAAGAAAAAGACCAGTTCGGCATCGAAACCTCCATCGCTGACCGCCTCCGTGCGGCGGGTGATTTGGAGAAGTCGCTGCGCATTAAAGAAGAGCAGGAGACCAGGGCGGCGGCGCGTGCATCTGCACACTACGAGCTGCCCGCGCGCGTCCTTGGTCGGGCGTTTGTCGATATCAACCGGCGCATTCAGCCGAACATGACGTACGTCTTTGAAGGCGGCCGCGGCGGCCTGAAATCGTCGTATATATCCCTGAAAATCGTCGAGCTGCTGAAA